CTCTTCCCAGCTTTCAGCTTTAATGCATTCATCTTTTCCCTCTTCTAAGGATACTAAAAATGTTTTCTCATTTTCTAAAAAATCGTTTACCACGCCTTTAATTTCTGATTCGGTAAAGTTAGATGTATACCCTCCCCACTTCATATGACCTACTGCGTTTGCTATACTGTTTTTTGCATTTTTAAATCTATCAAAATACCTTTCTCTTCTCTTAACCCATTCTAAAGTGCTTTCAGTCTCACTTCCTTCTCTATATCTTGTCCAAGCATTAAAAGCATCGCTACCTGTAAATGAAGTTCTGTCTTCACCGCTTCCGCCTGTCGCATACTTTCCCCATAAGTCTTTATGATTTTCTTTAATATTTAATGCAAAATCATAATCAAACTGTTTATATTTACTATTCCTTAAGCTGATTTTCTTGTCATCACCTTTATCGGGAAAGTTAGTTTTTTTTGTTTCTTTTTTTTCCATAGCTCAATTTTATTTTTTTGTTATTATGCTTTCAACTTTACTTAATATTGTTAAGGCTTGAACACCTGCAGTTTATTAAGTTCTTTGCACTTGCACCTAAACTAGGATCGCCTGGATGCATTAACCTTTCGCCATTCACTAAGTAAGGCTCATCAATATTCCTTGTCTGTCCGTCTGCCGATGCGTGTATATCACGGGTTCTTTTATCTAGTATCGCCGCCCACATTTTAGTGGCTTCTCTAACTTCTCCTAGTTCAACCGGACTAACCACACCCTGCATAGGCTCGCGTCCGCTCATTACATTTGCCTCAACTGCTTTTGTCTTCTCGCTCATAAACTGCGTTTCGGTTGTGTTTATTAATTGTTTCCTTGCATCATATTTTCGTTTCAATATACGAACTGCTTGGCTTGCTATCAAAGCATCTGTTATAGTAATTGCATCTTGACCTTCTTGTGTTCTTGCTAAGTTTTCTTGCGCTATTTGTTCATTAGCTTCATCAATCGATTCCTGCATTTGTTTTGAGTTAGTGTCTATTATAAACTCAGAACGCTCTCTTGAAGATTGATCTGCAAGCATTAAAAGGGAAGTGTTTATCAAAGCATCAAGCTCTTGTTCTCTCTCATCCTGCTTTAATTCCATAGGTATGTTAATACTTTTGCCGTCCTCTTCTCTCATTTCCTTTTTAAAAAATCTTTGAACACGTGTATATTGCTTTTTTAATAGCGTCTGAGTGTCGGTTGTGTAATTGTTCATATCAAGCATTACACCGCTTGTTGAGTAAACATCTTTAAAGTCTTTTAGTATTTTAGCAAAATAAGAATTAATTTCTGGATTAAACCTACGCTCTAAAATCATTTTAAAGCCGAGATTTTTCCTAGCCCTTCTTGTTCTTGCTAATTGTTTTGTAAATGTAGTCATTCTTTAATTCCTTAATTTCACTTTCAGAATATTTATTTGCTTTTAAAGTGTCATCAATAAGTTTGTCATCAATGTCCAGTGTATCAGCAATTGGTAGTTTAGAACTATCAATGTATAAGTCATCCCCACCCATAATCCTGTCCATACCTATCATTTCACGCTGTTCGTTTATTGAAGTAATTCCTATTTTATTAAGCATTTCTAACTGCTGGTATGTTCTTAATTGCAATGCAGGGATTGACGTAACATCATAAGTTAAACTTTCGTTTTCTGTTAATAGCTTTCTATTTCTAAAAAATTGTGTAAGCTCTGCAAGAATTGAATTAAGCTTCGGCAATACTGAATTGTCATAAAGTGCAAACTGTGAAGTTTCAAAGTTAGAATAAGTCTGTGCTTCGGCTGTAATTAAAGGGCTTGGTATTTTAAAGTGTTCGTATATTATTCTTTTAGCGTCCGCCTTGCTTTCTGAATATTGCATATCGCGATTTGACATAGTTAGAGGTTTAAAGTCAATCGAACCGCCACCTTTTGCTACTAAGTGTTTCCCCGCACGACTTGACCCCTCAAACTCTGTTTTTAAACTATGCTTAACTTGTCTAACAACTTCATTATCGTTCGTGTCGACAAAGAAAATACCGTTTATTGAAACGCCGTTTTCTAATATTGAAATATTATGAGAATTTGAACTGTTTAATATAAGTAATTCGTAAAGTATAGAATTTAAAGAACTTTCAGCCTCCACTGAATTATACAATCCGCTTGAGAAGTCTTTAATATGAACTAACTCAGCCAGTCCATTGTCATCGAGTATCCGTCCGTTTGTGTTCTCTCCTATGGATAAGACGCCTGCTAAGAATTGTTTGTATGGTTGTGGGGATATTTTATAAGTCGCACCGTTTGTCCTCGGGGATATAGAAAAGTAAGTGTTGTTTACTACATAAATCTCGCTAGGTTTTTGTTTTATATTCCCGAGTGCTTTAATGTATGCGTTGTTACATAATAAGTAATATGTGGATAAATCACGCATAAACTCTGAATAAGATTGTATAGGGTTAGGGTGTTTTAAAAACTCTAACACAGGGTGTTCTTTTAAAACAGTGTCTTCTTTTTGCACCGCAAGCTTAATGCTAGTTATTTCCTGGACTATTCTTGAAACTGCATCGTATAAAGCTGAGTTTTTATTGTAAAACCCCATTGCTTTGTTTGAATTTACTACAAACCAGTTCTTTTGCTGTCCTGTATTTATGAACTCTCTGAATATCTGATTTAAGTCTGTGCTTTTCTTTTCAGTTTTTTTCCAAAACTTCCAATCCATTGAACAATCCTATTTTTCTTTATAAAGATAGGATAATTTTAAGGATTATATTGATTGCATTCAACTTTGATAAAAAGCCCCAAGTTTTTACGCTCAGGGCTTAGTGTCAACTTGTGCAATAATAAATATAATCTTTCTGTGGTAACTGTGTTTTCACAAAGTATTTTTTAGTTGACATTTATAGTATAATATATTAAATTAATAATTGCAAACATAAATATATTTTTTTGTTCGGGGTAACTACATCTGTGAATCACAAAGATTCTCAAAGGTTAATACCAACTAAGCAAATAAAACTTAGAATCCCGAAATGTGTTGCAAGACAGATAAAGTAGTAATGGAAACGGCTTATACTGCTAACACAATGGTGGTATATGAAGATGAGGTAATGCTCAGACCGAGGGACTTGGATTGTAAAATTACAAGTTTAAGGGGAAACAAGGATACTAGACTGGATAAGACCCTCCGTCCAGTCGGTTATAATACTTTGTGTTATGTTATAACTAACCTTGATTGTGTTATACGACGGGTTCATCGTGGCTCCGAAGTAAAAAAACCTCTTTTTCTATAAAGGGGTTCTTATACTCAAAATTAAGCGTTCACCAAAGTAAAATTACTTATTATCCTTATCTTGTAATTCAAACATATACTTTAATGCTCTATGAACAGCAAGTGTTAATTCTTTTTTAGAAGTGGATTTTTTCTTTTCTTTATAAACACAATCCATCATTTCTTTTACTTGCTCTTCGTTCATTTCTATGTTTAGTTTTATTCTCATTATTTTTCCTCCAATAATTCTGAATTTTCGTGTATGTTTCCAATTATTTTACTATATTCTGCACAGTGATAAACACCGCAATCGCAATCGTAATTATCAAAAGGTAAAAAACCTGTTATGTCATCATACCATTCAACTAATACTTTTGGGTTATCATATCCCGCAGGTCCACAAGCATCCCACCAATTTTTTGATTTTCTCAAGGAATTAGGAGAGTTTTTTACGAATGATAAATCTACAATGTCATTTTCGTATATTAAATTGTCGTTACAATCTTTTAAACCTGTGCATTGTTCTACATTATTATTTTTTATCTCATTTTCAAAAAATCCTCTGCTTTCTTGATTTAATGTATCAAAATTAAAAAATGTATATGCTCCTTTATACCAAACTCTAAACTTAAATCTATCTTTATTCATTTTATTCCTCTTTTTATTTTTTTATAAAAAAACAATCAAATTGATAAAGTTTATCTCTAACATGATTAAAAGATTTTCTTCCAAAGTTAGGTTTGCTTAAAAGCTCTTCTTCTGAATAAGATAATAGCTTTTCAAAACAATCAATTCCTTCAGTTCTAAAACAATTTGAAACTCTAACAGGTAAATCTCTATTAAATTCATCAAACGATACTTTTTCAGAAATATCATTGACTTGTTTTTTTATTTCTTTTTTCATCTCT